GTTGAGACCATGCGTCACAACTTGGCTAAGGAAGAACTTGACCAGAAACGCATGATGCTCGAGGTGCAGAAGGCTTCTGCCGATGCAACCACAAAGCGGATTGCTGCTAAAACGGCGAAGCAACAGCCGCCGAAGAAAGAAGCTTAAGTGAACAAAGAATTTGACTACATCTTGCGTGAGATAAGAGAGGCACGTGAGAACCAGTCTACTTTCCTCGTTGAAGGAAATGCAAAGGAATATGCCGAGTATCGGCATATCTGTGGGGTCATCCGTGGTCTGACCATCGCAGAATCCGCAATCGTTGACCTCGTGCGAAAGATGGAGAAAGATGATGAGTGACTTTGACGTCGCTGCAGTCGATCTGTCCGGGATTCTTAATGTTTCCGCTGAACAGAAAGCCAAGCAGTTGCCTGATCCAAAGCGCTACCACTTGTTGTGTGTAGTCCCTGAAGCGATGGCTGAGTTTGCTGATAGTGATATCGGCATCGTGAAAGCGTCAGACACGATGATGCGTGAGGAATTACTTACTCCCGTATTGTTTGTGGTCAAGATGGGCCCCGACGCATACGCTGATAAAGAGCGTTTCCCCAACGGTCCCTCGTGTAAGGTAGGTGACTTTGTCATCGTCCGCCCCAATTCAGGCACTCGTCTGAAGATCCACGGTAGAGAGTTCCGTATCATCAATGATGATTCGGTCGAAGCCGTTGTTGAAGATCCGCGTGGTATTACCCGCGCTGCTTAAGGAGTTGAATCATGCCCGGTGAATATGAGCAAGAGTTCGACATCATGTCTCCCGACGAAGCGGAGAAGGTCTTAAACAAAAAGGCCGCTCCCGTAGTCGAAGAGGAAGTTGATGTAACCCCCAAAGGGAAAGTCGAGATCGAGATCGAGGACGACACTCCTCCTCAAGATCGTGGACGTAAAACATCTGAGCCACCTGAAGAAGTAACAGATGACGAGTTGAACTCGTACGACGAGAAAGTTCAGAAACGTATCAAGAAGTTCACCCGTGGATACCACGATGAGCGTCGAGCCAAAGAAGCTGCACTGCGTGAGCGTGAAGCGGCTGAGGAACTCGCACGTAGCCTCCTTGAAGACAACAAACGGTTAAAACAGCAACTCTCTGCTGGTAGCCAGATGCAGGTAGAGGTAACAAAATCTGCTGCAGCTACTGAGCTCGACATAGCCCGCCGTGCGTTCAAAGAAGCGTACGAATCGGGAGACGCAGACCAAATTGCAGCCGCGCAAGAGAAAATCGCAGAGGCAACTTGGCGCGTTAAAACAGCTGAGAATTTAAAACCTTTACAGTTTGAAGAAAGTGATGTACAGTCGGCCCCAAGAGCTCCTCGTAGAGATGAAAAATTCGAAGCGTGGAAATCTAAAAATACGTGGTTTGGACCTGATCGCAAGATGTCAGCCTTCGCACTAGCAGTGCATGAAGAGCTAGTCAAAGAGAAAGGGTTCAGTCCTTCGTCGGATAGCTACTATCAAGAAATTGATAAAACTATGCGGAAAACATTCCCTGAGTATTTCAGGAGCTATGAGGATGACGACGACCTCTCTTATACGTCGGAACCGGCAAGTGAGGAGACCCCTCCGCGCCGTGCATCAAAACCCGCTGCAGTTGTGGCCCCGGCCTCACGCAGTACCCCGCCTAACAGGGTCAAGTTGAGTCGGTCACAGGTAGAAATCTCGCGCAAGCTAGGTATCACCCCCGAACAATATGCCCAACAGGTTGCTTTGCTGAGAAAGGAATAATCAGATGTCTACTATTCAGAATAATCGCGGTAACCGCGACCTTGAGACTCGTGAACGTGCTAACCGTGTGCAAGCATGGCGTCCGCCCGAGACTCTGCCCAGTCCTAATCCTCGTGATGGTTGGGCACATCGTTGGGTCCGTATTAGTATGGCTGGTCAGGCAGATTCGAATAACCTTTCTGCTAGTTTGCGTTCCGGATATGAACCCTGTAAAGCAGAGGATTATCCAGAGCTTATGTTGCACGCATCCACTGAAGAGCGTTTCAAAGGAAACATCGAAGTGGGCGGACTGTTGCTCTGTCGTATCCCAGTTGAGATTTTGAAGCAGCGTGAAGCGTACTACGCTAACCTGAACAAAGCTCAGATGGACTCGGTGGACAACACTTTCCTTCGTGAAAATGATCCTCGTATGCCCTTGTTCACGGACAAGAAATCGAAGGTCACTTTCGGATCTGGTTCCTAATAGGAGTTTTCTAACATGGCATCTACCGCCTCTCCCTACGGTCTGAAACCCGTAAACCGCGTTGATGGTATGCCCTATGCAGGCGCAACTCAGGCTCTCCTGATTGACCCCGCTGGCGAAGCCACCAACCTTTTCTATGGTCAAGTTGTCAAGATCGGTTCTGACGGTTACATCCAACTGTCTACCGCTACTGGCGCTGACATTACCACTAACAACCTCGGCGGTAACGGCGTGGGCGCTATTGGCGTCTTCGTTGGCTGCGAGTACGTTAACGCCCAAGGTCAAACCTTGTGGTCACAATACTACCCCTCTGGCACTGCCAACGGTGGTCCTATCGTGGCTTACGTGGTGACTGACCCCAACGTTGTGTTCCAAGCACAGTGTGACGGTTCCGTGGGTCAAGCTGCTCTCGGCACTAACACTTTCTTTGCTGCTGCTCAGTCTACTAGCACTGGTTCTACCCGTACTGGTAACTCGACTTCTGCATTGGACGCTACCGTGCAAGAAGCTGCCGCTGCTTTCCGCATTGTTGGTTTCGCATCTACCCCCGGTGATGCTTACACTGACGTGTTGGTGAAGTTCAACCCCGGCGCACATTCGTACACCAACAACGTTGGCATCTAAGGAGTAACTTACCATGGCAATTTCACGTTCCCAGCTGCTTAAGGAACTCCTGCCCGGCTTGAATGCTTTGTTCGGTTTGGAGTACGCTCGCTACGGCGAAGAGCACAAAGAGATCTACGAAACCGAAACTTCGGATCGTAGCTTCGAAGAAGAAACCAAGCTGTCTGGCTTTGGCGCTGCACCTGTCAAGTCTGAAGGCGCTGCTATCGCTTATGACAACGCTCAAGAAGCATGGTCGACCCGCTATACGCACGAAACCATCGCTTTGGGCTTCTCCATCACGGAAGAAGCAGTGGAAGACAACCTGTATGACAGTCTGTCTGCCCGCTACACCAAAGCTCTGGCTCGCGCTATGGCCTACACCAAGCAGACTAAAGCTGCTGCCGTGTTGAACAACGCCTTCTCTTCGAGCTACAAAGGCGGCGACGGTGTTTCTTTGTGTAACGCTTCGCACCCCTTGGTTAACGGTGGCGTTAACAGCAACACCCCATCTACTCAAGTTGACCTGAACGAGACTTCTTTGGAAGCCGCCGTTATTCAGATCGCTGCTTGGACGGATGAACGTGGTCTGTTGATCGCTGCTAAGCCCAAGAAGTTGGTGATCCCCAGCCAGTTGCAATTCGTTGCAGAACGTCTGTTGAAGACCGACCTGCGCGTGGCTACTGCTGACAACGACATCAACGCGTTGAAGAGCATGGGTTCCATTCCCCAAGGTTGGACTGTTAACCACTGGTTGACCGACCCCAGCGCATGGTTCCTGATGACCGACGTTCCTAACGGTATGAAACACTTCGTTCGTGCACCTCTCAAGACTGCAATGGACGGAGATTTTGACACCGGGAACGCTCGCTACAAAGCACGTGAGCGCTACAGCTTCGGCTGGTCTGATCCTCTCGGCGTGTGGGGCTCTAGCGGTTCGGCATAATCGCCAAACCCAAAGAAAGGGAGCTTCGGCTCCCTTTTTTATTGATTTCTAAAAATAGACGTGCTATAACCTCACCATCTAGGACCCACCGAGCGTCAGACTGGCCTAGCAGACGACATGCAGACGGACGCTCACAACTCGCATGTGAGGAAACACATCATGGCACAAACGACCTTTTCCGGTCCAGTCAAATCGGACAACGGCTTCATTGGCGGCACTTCTTCGAGCCCCATTACCGTTACCACTGCACAAAACATTTCTAGCTCCTACGGCTCTACCTCTGCTGCTTCTGGCGACACACGCTTGAACTACAGCAAGTTGACTTTCACTTCTACTGGCTCCGGCGAAACTCTGCGTGCCTTCTCAGTTGTGACTGGCGCTAGCGCTGCTACAGGCGGTACTGTTAACGGTGCAC